ACGAGCATCAGCGCGACGAACGACGCGAGCACCGAGAGGCGGCGAGGAAGAAGGCGTGAAGCGCCCGCCGCCACAACTCATCGCCGAGTGGTACGCGAAGCTGCGCGCGGCGGGCTTTCGCGACGTGGAAGGCGCTACGACATTCACAGCGCGCATGAGCCGTCCCGCCTGCGTGGTGTCATGGCCACGCGGGTTCGAGCCGAGCGAGACGGTAGCCGACCATCCGACGGCGGTCTACTACCGCGGACTGGAACATGTCGGCCGCGCGCTCAAGGGCAAGACGCGCAAGCTGGTCATCGCCGCGAGCAACGAAGGCGCGTCAGCAGCGTCGCGCGGTCTCAGGATGAGCCGACGCACCGCCAGCTACCAGGTGCGGCAGTTCGCGATCGAAACCGGTTTGCTGAGGGAGGCGCAGCATGGCGGCGATTGAAGAGGTGTACCGCTGCGGTGAGCCCGGGTGCGGCTGGGTCCGCGATGGCAGGTATCACCCTGCGGAGGAGGAGAACAACAGGATCGATGCGCACGCGATGGGGCACGGCAAACGTTGCCGGCCATATGAGCCACACATGGGACGACTGATCGCGACCGCAGGCATGGGCAAGCGCTGGGCGATCGACGAATGGGGAGAGTGGTGGTCGTGGAGCGGCGGCAAGTGGAACTGGGAACCGTTCGGCCAGGAGGACAGCAATGGAGGCTGAGATCCTCATTCGCCGAGGCACAGAGGCAGAGTGGTCGCTCGCGTTCGATTCCTTCCTTGAGTCGTACCGAGACGCGCCGTCGGCGCAGGGGGCAACGCGCGGCGTGCTGGCCGGCATCTTCGGCGCCTACCTGCTGCAGTGGCGCTACCTCGTGGCCTGCGAGCCAGAGACGCCCGAGGAAATCATGGGTTTCGTCGTGGCCAGCAACAGAGGCGCCGTGGCGTGGCTGCAGGTCAAGGCGCAGTACCGCAAGAAGGGCGTGGCGCGCGCTCTGCTCAATGCCGCCGAGGTCAGCAAAGGCAAGGTGCTCACGCCGTTCCTTCCCGGCGGGGCACTCAACGCGCAGCTGCGCGAGAAAGGCTACCACCTGTGTCACCGACCTTGGATGATTCCATGAACGCCGCCGAGGACCAGGCGGTACGAGACGGCGAAAGAATGCGCCGACACCTCGAACGCTGGGACGCCGAGTGGGCGCTGAAGGCGAAGGCCTGGGAAGACTTCGCGGTCAAGCTGGCCAAGAAGCTACTGGAGGCCGCGGAATCATGACTGACCAGCAGCTACACGAAGACCTGCGAGCCCACGCACACCGCCTGGTGGCACAAGGCTTCGTCGAGTCGCGGTGGGTGAGCATCAATGACCGCGCTGGGACGGTGCGCAACCGCCAGACCGACGAGCTGCTGCACTACGAGAGCGGCATGACGGTCGTTTGGGCGCCGTGGCGGCCGCAGTACTGGAGCAACGCATGAGCAACCCGATTGACAACATCCCGTCTGAAAAACGGCGTGGCAACCCAAGTTGGGTTGAAGGCGGCCCCTCGCCCAATCCAGGTGGCAAGCCCAAGAAGCTACGCGAGATTGAGGCGATGCTGGACGCCGAGTTCCGCGACGTCGCCAGCGTGCGCGAGATGTTCACGGTGCTGCGCAAGTTGGCATTGCAGGGCTTCACGAACGACGTGTTTGACAAAGAGGGCTCGCGTGTGGGCGAGAAGACCACGTACCACCCGGCGTACATGGAGCAGCTGTTCAATCGCCTACTAGGCCCCGTGAAAGACCTGGAGATCGACCTGAGCGACGCGCCTATCGAGGCACTGACCTACCTGCGCGACAAGCTGCGGCAGTAACGTGACGCCCGCCAAGCTCCTGAAGCAGGTGGAGCGGGAGTTAGCCAAACCGGGGCGGGCCGTTGGCGCTGGCGACGTCACCGTCGACATCGACCGCGTCTGCCACGCCAAACAGGCCAAGCTGGTGTGGGCGCTGGTGCTGCGTAAGCTGCGCAACATCGCGGCGCTCGCGGGACGGCAGAGCGGCAAGAGCCATGGTGCTGCACTGGCCGTGTGCCTCATCGCCGCAGCCATCCCGAACGTGAACCTGGTCTACGTGACCAGCACCTACGGAAGCTGCGAGCGCATGGCCTACAAGCCAGCGATCGCCCACAACCGCGACCACGGGCTTGGCGGCCGGCCGGCCGACATGAGCATCACGTTCCCAAACGGCGCGACGATCTACTTTCTCGGCGCCGACAACGACAAGCTGATCGACCGACTGCGAGGCATCCCGAACCTGGTGCTGGTGGTCATCGACGAAGCCGGCATCTACGACCCCGAGAAGCTCAAGACCATGATCGAAGCCGTGCGGCCTGGCCTGCGCCCCATGGCGGGCACGCTGTGTGTGATGGGCACGCCATCGAGGGCCGGCGAGCAAGGCACCTGGTACGACATCACGCAGAACCAGCACTTCGATCAGAATCGTTTCGACTACCGCGACAACGATCGCGTGCCCAGTTTCGCCGCCGTCGAGCAGCTCATCGACGAAGAGCTGCAGGCGATGGGCCTCACCCGAGACAGCGCCTACTTCAAGCGCGAGTACCTGGCGGTCTTCGCGGTGGATCTGAGAGAGAAGGTCTATCAGCTCACCTCGGACAATCTGTTCGACGAGCTGCCCGATGAGCACGAGACGTATGCCACCGGCGGTGACTTGGGCGTGGCCGCAAACGACGCCCTGGTGTGCCTCGGCTGGTCGCGCGCGCGCTTCGGCCTGATCGACGTGGTTGACCAGGAACTAGCCAGTGGCCAGGACAGCATTGCCTGCGCCGACATGGTCAACGCCCATGACGCCAAGCGCAACCCCATCGCCATCGCCATGGACCCGGGCGGCTTGGGGCAGAAGACCATCCTCACCGTGCAGCGCCTCTACCCAAAGGTGCCCATCCGCGAGGCGCAGAAGCCGCCCATCGGCGTGCAGGTACGCTACGTGAACGACCTGCTGCAGGGCACGCGCGGCTGGCGCCTACGCATCAAGCGCGGCTCGCAGCTGGCCATGGAGCTGTCACGCCCAACGTGGGTCGATGGCATTGTTGGCGGCGAGATTGACGAGCACGGCAAGCACTCCGACCTGATCCCAGCCCTGCGTTATGTGGCGATCCTCGCGCTGCCCATTCTTCCGCAGCTTAAAGCGCCCGCCATGCAGCATGCGAACGAAGCAGCGGCGGTCGTCGCGAACTTTCAAGCCGCCATCGCGGCGCGCTTCAAGGGCGTCCCGAAGCAGCAACGCCCGCCGGACAGCAAGACGCTGTACCGCCGCGGTTAATGCGCCGCTGTAACTGAGCGCTTCTCGGTAGTTAAGCCATGCGAGGGTGGGAATTCTCCCATTCATACGCTGTTATCCCACATGCAATGCCAGTTGCCCAATCCGCGACTGATTGTGAGACTACCAGGCACTCTCAAGTCGCTCCTAGCGCAGGTCAAGTCGTCCCCGGTACCGATCGGCTCGATTTCAATCACGCCTGAGGGCGCAGTGGCGCTGACATTCGCCACTCCGCCGCCCGCCGCGCCCAAGGCGCCTGAGAAGACGCTGGCGCAGCAGGGCAAGCCGCTGCGCGAGCGCGACACCATCGGGGCGTTCAAGACGCCGCCGCTCGGGCATGAGGAACCGTTCGTGCCGATGGCGGATAGCTGATGACCAGCATCATGCGCGCGACCTGCTGGCTGGTCGGCGTCTTCTCGCGCCGTGCTCGCGACCGATTCTGGGAAGAGTACGTCGTGTGGTGGAACCTGCGCGATCTGAGGCGGCAACTCGATAGGCGCCGTCAGCGTGCCGCCGCGAGAAACACCTGATGCCCATCGGGGACCGGCAGTCGACGCTCTGGTGGACCGCCCGCAAGACGAAGGACGTCGAGGACCCCAACAACGAGTTGGCCAACTTCGTCAGCCGCATTGCCGCCGGGCGCGAGGCAGCGCAGACGCCGCAACGCTGGCGCAGCGTCGTGTTCAACCGTCACATGACGGGGCGCCCCAACTCGGCGCAATTCAGCTACGCAATGGGCCGCCGGCCGCCGTCGCAACTGTCCTGGTACGCGCAATACGACTATCAGGCGCCGACGTACAACAGCATCGCGGCCGCGCAGGACGTCTACACGAACCGGCTGTTCAACAACCACTCGTTCCTGAGCGTCAGCCCCGACCGCGGCAACTTCAAAATGTCGCAGGACGCGAAGCAGCTGGAGCAGTGGCTTGACGGCGCGTTCGAAGAGTCCGGCATGTGGCGGCAGTGGTCGAAGATGGGCAATGACGCCGGGACGTATGGCTCGGGTTGGTTCAAATTCCACGAGGACGACCACGGCGAGATGGCTTGCACGCTCAAGATGCGCGACGAGCTGCTCTGGGCCAACCCCGAGGATGACCACTCCGACGAGGTCATTGACCGCGTGTGGGCGAATCGCGATGAGGTTATGGACCGCTGGGGCACGACACCCGCGCGCAAGAAGGCCATCGAGAATGCGCAGGTCTATCCGGCGTTCTACCTCGGACAGGGCCTCGACATGTCGAACGTCATTGCGCTGCTGAACGCGTACAAGTGCAACTACGGCCCGAAGCGCGTGAAGAAGGGGCGCGAGTGCCTGGTGGTCGGCAACGTCGTCCTGCAGGACAAGGATTACGACGAAGACACGCTCCCATACGAGGGCTATCAGTTCCAGGAGTTGAGCGGCATCGACGGAAAGGGCCTCGCCGAAATCCTGCTGACCCTCGACGACGAGTTCAACACTGAACTGTCGTACGTCACTGAGAACATCCACCGCGCGGGCTTCCCGAAGTGGCTTCTGGAGGCCAACAGCGGCGTCAACCCCGACTCGCTGGGCGACATCTCGTGTGCGGTCGTCGAGTACCTGATGACCAAGCCGGAGATGGTGACGCCACCGCCAAACAGTCCGCAGATGTTCGAGAACCTAGATCGCCTGCTCAGGCTGATCGACGCGCAGTCTCACGTGAGCCGCGACGCCGTTCAGGGTACGACGCCGGCAGCGCTCAAGAGCGGCGCTGCGCTGGAGAAGTGGACGCAAATCGACGACGCCAACTTCCGTGAGAAGGGCTCGCGTCTAGAAGCGTTCCTCGTGCGCTGCGGGTATCAGATGGTCAGGCTAGGCAAACGGCTCAAGCCTGCGGTCACGCTGGCCGGAAACAAGCGCCAGATCATCGATTGGGTCGACTTGCCCATGAAGAAGGGCAAGCCGCGCTTCCTGACGGCGTTCCCGATGTCCCGGCTTGGCCAGTTGCCCGCCGGCAAGCAGGAACGACTCGACGACATGTTGCGCATGCAGACCATCACGAAGCAGATGCACACCCGGGCGTCGCAGGTGATGGACCTGAACGGCATGATCGACCTGCTCAACGCCCCACAGGACAGCTGCGACCGCCAGCTCGATCGCATCATGGAGAGCGGCGACTACGAACCGCCCGCGCCGTTCCTCGACATGGTCTATGCCGTCGCGGCGGTGGAGTCGCGCTACCTGCTTGAGCAGGACAACGGCGCGCCGTTGGATCGCCTCGACCTGCTGCTGCAGTGGCGAGCCGCCTGCAAAGAGCTGCTCGCCGACCAGTCGAAGCCCGACCCGATTGATGCACTCCCGGGGGCAGGGGGGACTGGGACCGCGGCAGCCGCTCCTGTCCCCGGGTTTGGCATGCAGCCGCCCGGCGGACCGCAACTTCCAATCGGCCCCGGCGGCGTTGCGCCGACCGCGCCGCTCGCCAACCCGCAATCCGCAATCCAGTGAGGTCAAATGAGCGCTGATGGTTTTGTTTCGCAGGTCCCGGTTGGTCCCGCCCCAACGCCGGTCGTCGACGGCACGCGCGCGACGCTCGATGCAGCACGCGAGAAGGCGATCGCCCGATTCGCCGCCCCGCAAGTGGCAACGTTGCCACCCGAGACGCCGGTCGCGACGCCCAAGATCGAAATGGACCCGGCGACGCTCAAGCAGCTGACCAAGCAGGCAGCGGCGCTGCGGCGCGCGGAGTCGCGCGTGGTGGAGTTGGAGGCTGGTTCAAAGGACGTCGGCAGCTTCGCGGCGGCAAAGAAGCTCTACGGCGAGGGCAAGCGCTTGGAGGCCATCGCATTGCTTAGCGGCAATGACCCAAGCGCCGAGATGGAAGCGTTGATGGGCGCCTACCTCGACTCCAAGCCAACCGAACCGGTCGACCCGGCCTCCGCAAAGCTCGCCGAGCTTGAAGCGTGGAAGACTGAGCAGACGAATGCGCAGGAGGCTGCAAGGCTCGCGGCCGAGGCCGACAAGATCAAGGCGCGCGACGCTTCCATCCAGGGCTTCGCGTGGTCAGTTCTCGACGCCGAGAAGCTTCCCGACGGCTCGCCCAAGTTCGAGCTTTGCAGCCTGCCCAAGAATCGCGGCGAGGCGGCGGTAGCGGCGTTGCGGCTCGTGTCGCAGGTCTACGCGCCCAAGGAATACCCGGATGGCAACGTCACGCCCGACCAAGCGAAGGCGCTGTTCTCGAAGGCGTTCGTTGACGTCCAGAAGGCGTACGAGGACAAGCACCTGGAGGAGTACGGCACGCCGTACGTGCGGCCTGGGTTGCCCAATCCGCGACTAGTTGCAGGCCAACCCGCACCGCGGGCGCAGACGGCCACCATCGCGACGACGCCAGCAGAACCGACCGGGGCGAATCAATCACCCACGCTCTCGAGGCCAGCCATTTCGACGACGAGCTACGCCAAGTCCCTGACACCAGCACAAGCGCTGGTGAAGGCGATGGAGAAGGTCCGCTCGTTCCAGAGGTGAGTTGAGCCGGGAAGGTTCTCGTCATGCCCGCTTTCGCAATCGATACCAACACCCAGGCCGTACTCATTGAGTACATGGATGACACGTACGCGAAGACGATCATCCAGAAGCGCCCTTTCTTCGACCGTATCAACAAGATCGACAGTTCCGGACTCGACACCAAGGTCCCGCTGAACATCGGCTACGGCGGCGGCACTGCCGGCGGCCAGGCTGGTGGCTTCGAGATCGCGCTCGCCAACGCAATGCAGGGCGGCGCCGTTCACCAGGCGTACCAGATCACCCCTCAGGTGGTCTTTGGAATCTCGGTGCTCGACAACGTGCAGGCCCGTTTCACCAACGGACCTCAGAGCGCGGTCAAAGCGCTCACCGACGCCACTCAGGGCTGCATGGAGGACGCCGCGCAGAACCTGGAGTACAGCATCTTCGGCAACGGTTTCGGCCAGCTCGCCACGGCGACCGCCGTGGTCAACACCAGCGGCGCGCTCTGGACGCTGACCCTGACGGACATCAGCGAAGCGATCCGCTTCAACCCGTGCCCGCCCGGTCAGACCACCGGCGGAAACATCATCGTGATGTCCGCGAGCACGGCTTCGGCGCTCGACGCCGGCAGCGCGGCGGTCATCGGCGTCAACCAGCTCGGCGCGCAGATCATGATCAGCGTGACCGGCCTGACCCCCATCGCGGGGCACATCGTCGGTCTCCAGGGCATGCTCCAGGGCTCGTCCATCCTGTCGGGATTCCCCGGAATCCTGGCGTACTGCCCGCCCATCGCGTCTCGCAACGCGGCCGGCGCGCTCACCGACACGTTCCAGAGCGTCGATCGCAGCGTCGGCGGCACGGGTACCGGCGGGTGGGCGCTCAACGGGATCGGCAAGCCGATTACCGAGGGAATCAACACGCTGTGCAGCCTCATGGCGAACTTCGCGACGGCGACGCCCACCAGCGGCTACGCCAACCCGGTGACGATCGGCAAGGTCGCGAGCGAGCTCAAGACGTTCGTCCGCTACAACATGCAGTCGGTCATGGAGGCTGACGTCTTCTTCTCTGGCGTCACCGTGATGACTGGGGCGGGCGCGATCGACATCCTGGCCGAGGCGGCCTGCCCGCTGAAGTACGTCATCGTCACGAAGGAAAGCGCCTGGACCTTCGCCAGCCCGGGCAACAAGCCCTTCGCGCCGTCTGACCTCGAAGGCCGGCTCGCCATCCCGTCGTACGACCACAACAAGACGCGGTTCGCGATCACCTGCCAGGGGTACTTCTACACCAACCAGCCCCAGGCAACGGGCATTCTGACGGTGGCGTAATGGGACGCTCCGGCTTCTTCACCGACGATTCGGCCAACGAGAGCGGGCAGGTCGAACTGTACCTGGAGTGGATCTCGCTGGTCACCGGAGGCATCCCGGCGACCTTCGCTCGCTCGGCGGGGTTCGGCCTGGTATCGCCCGCCACGGCGGCGGTCGTACGTACCGGTGCTGGGCTGTTCACGGTCCAGTTCGATGCGCCGTGGGCCCTCCCGTACCTCGACTTCGCCTACAACATCAAGCAGGCGGCGTATGCGGCGGCTGGAGCGTGCGTGGTGCAAGTGCTGACGGACAACCTCATGGCCACCACCGGCGTCATGACTATCGAAGTCACCAACGCCGCGGGCGCGGCGGTCGATCCGACCACCGGCGACAACATCCGGCTGCACTTCACGATGCAGTCTCACACCGCGGGGTACTAATGCTCGATATCGACGCCCTCACCAAGCGCGTGTCCGAATCCACCGGCGGGCCTCCTGTGGCTCCTGCGCCGGCCGACGAGGACGCGCCGGTGGAGGGCGTCGAGCCCACTGCGACGCTCGCAGAGGCGGGCGGTCGCGCGTTTGCGGCCTACAAGCACGGCGACGGAGAAAGCTTCGCTCAGGCCATCCTGGACATCGTCGCGCGAGGGCGGTAGTCGATGGCGGTCCTAGTCGCCGACCTGATCGCCGACATCAGGACCATGAGCGGGTTGCGCAACAACCAACTGTTCCTGGACAGCGACATCGTCGACATGACCAACGATGCGGTGTCCGAGCTCTACGACGACGTCGAGGGCTCCTTCCAGGCGTATTTCGTCAGCAACTTTGACTTCACAATCGCCTCGGGGTCGAACAGCATCGCGTTGCCCGCGAACTTCAAGCGGGACAACTCGCTGACCTACAACCCGACGTCGCAAAGCCCCTCGCCGGTCAAGCCGCTCGGCTCCTGGCTTGAGCGCGGCGGAGCGAGCACGTCGGGAATGGCCGGCAACTACCGCCTGTATTACACGCCAATGGCATCGCTGCTGGTTCTGCCGGACACGACGAGGGCCTATAGCATTTCCACCGGCAGCTACACGGCTTCCACACGCACGCTGGTGGCCACGGGCGGGGTATCGCCGGCATTCAACGCCACGACTGACATCGGGGCCGCGATCCTGATCCAATCCAACAATCAGCTGCTCGCTGGAACGTACGTCATCGCGTCCGTGGTGTCGGCAACAACCGCGGTACTGGTTTCGGGCCCTGCAGCTGACATCCCGTCGATACCAAGCGCGGGCGGGTCAATCTACACCGGGTTTTCCGGCTCCCCCGTCCTTCCTCAATCTCTCGGCCCGTGGGCCGTGTACCTCAAGGTGCACGTGGCCATCACGATTCGCACCAGCCGCCAACAGGACACGACAACGCTTGACCAGAAGCTCCAGGCGCTCAAGCAGCGGGTCGCAGGGTCGGCGAAGAACCGCACGCAGTCGCCGCGCCAGGCGCCGATCACGCGCCGCAGGGCGTTCAACGGCTACGACTCCATCGACACCGCGCGCCGCTACTGGCTCAACGGCTCGAACCTGGAGCTCTACGGCTTCGGCACGCTGGGCGGCAACTGGTGAAAGCGAACTTCCTTTCGATTCCCAACCTGCCCGACGATGTGGTCAATCGCATGCAGGGCAACGTCTCGCAGGCGTTCACCAACGTCGACACGCCCGCGGCACTCGTGATCAAGACGGTCACCGCGGCCTACCTCGTGAGCGTCGATGACGATGTCGTGCTCTGCGATCCCTCGCGCGCGTCGTTCACGGTGTCGTTGCCGAAGCTGGGTACGCTGATCAAGCCCGTGTCCATTCGCGTGCTGCCGGGACTCAATACGGCCAACCTCGTTACGGTCAAGGCGCCGAATCCCGTCACCATCGACGCGGGGACGGTCATCAACCTCTCGACCATCCCGCTGCGGTTGGTCTCGAATCAGCAAGGCTACTGGAGCGCCTAATGGGCAACGGTCTGCCGCCCCAGGTCGTCGACATCCCGCTTCTGCTGCCGAACCAGACGCCGCCGAAGCACGCCGGTCCGCTCGGGCGCCTCGGCTCGATGCTCAACTCGCAGATCAAGCACTTCCTGCCAAGCTCGCAGCAATCACCGCAGCGGGTGGAGGTCATCGCGCGCGATGGGTTCACGGCGCTGACCACCGAGTGTCGCGACGCCTCCACGGGCGCAATTGTGACCGGTGACTGGAACAACCCCGAGCTGCTCGCCCCGCTGGGCAACCAGCTGCTGTCCGTCTGCGATTCCGTCCCGCGCGTGAACAACGGCGCGTCCTGGAGCTACTACGCCAACCAGCGCGTGCTCACGCAGCAGCTGAGCGAGGACATCTTCCACACCACGAACCACACGCTGCAGGCCAGCGATAGCGCCTACCAGGGCGGCGTGACGTGCGTCGTGTGGACCGAGACCTCGTTCAACGGCTTCCCGATCAACACGAGCATGGTCGCGTTCCGAGGCGATGACGGCGCCTGGGTGCGCACGCCGGCAGCCCTGTTCGCGAGCGCAAGCGGCAACAATCTCGCTCGCGTCGTCACCGACGGCACGTTCTTTTGGGTGGTGTTCAACACGGGCACCAAGTTGGCGATCAACGTCTACGACACGCATGGCGTGCTCGTCGCCAGCGACTCGACGACGATCCCGCTCAAGTGGACGCCCACGCCAGGCTACTGGGACGTGGCGGCCTTCAACAACGGCACGCCGTACGTCCTGATCATGCAGCCCAACGGATTCTCTGCGGTCGGCGCGAACGTGGGCCTGTTCGCCGGCAAGTGCACCGTATCCGGATCGGTCATAACGATCGCGGCGTTCTCCGGAGTTGCCGTCACTGGCACTTGCAACGGCCCGCTCGGATTCATCGATTCGAGCTCCACCGCCCTGCCGTCTCTGGCCTACGTCGGCACTACAGGCGTGTGGATCAGCGAGTTCAACTCGGGATTCGCTGGCGAGGCGCACGCCTACAACTTCGGCACCGTGCTCGCCGGCTCGGGCATTCCTGACTCGATCACCGGGTGGATGGAGGCGAACGGCGCGGGCGCCATCGCCCACGTGGCCTACTCGCTGCTCTCGAACTTCAGCCCACCCGCCGGGCCCCTCAATGACCCTGGGTTGCGCTACACGCGTTCCTATGCCTGCACGCGTGCCGGTGTCGTCACGCAGACCAACCACGTCAACGGCATGCTGCTCTCGTCGCGGGCGTTCAAGGTGGACAACGACTGGTACGCGGCGACGTACTACCAGAGCGGCCAGGGCAACGGGCCGTCCAGCGCGCCGCTGACCATCACGCCGGCCAACCCCACGGATTACTTCACGGGGGCGGCTACGCAACCGGTGACGGTCCAGACCGGTGACTTCGCCACGGGCGGCGCGAACGTCCCGCTGGGCTCTGGATATCTCGAACCTACGCAGGGCGTCGCATCGATCGCACACACGGCAGGAGATGGGATCACGGTCATCTCTGGCGTTCCGAACTGGGGATTCGCAGTGTCGCCATTCGTAGGATCGACGGCGTCTAGCCCATTTGCTGACACATCGGTGATCGCCAGCGCGATCGGAGCGATCCTGCACATTGCGGGTGCAGCCAATGCACAGAACAATGGTGATTGGTGGGTCATGTCGGTGCCATCGGCCAACAATGTGATCACCGAATCGACCAGCTTGCAGGGAAACGCGGCGGTAAATGAGGCGTTCGGCGTCGGCGTGACCGCATCTCTTACGCAGGTTTGGCCATTTATCCTGCCAATGAATCCAGCGTTCGGATTGAACAATACGGCGTACCCCGACCCCGAGTTAGTGCAGAAGTTCTATGGCGGTACGGTGGTGATTTCTGGCGAGACTGGCGTTTCGATACCAGCGAACGGAACATATTCTATCTTCAGGCTGTATTTCGGTCAGAACTGGCGCGGGTTCAAGCCGCCGTTCTTCGCCAGCGACCCACTTCCGAATCTCGTGCTGATGACCAAGACCAGCGGCGCAGCTGGCGTGGCAGGGACGAACTATGCAGTGGGCCCCGGGTGGGGGATCGGGACCCCTACGATCACGATCACGCCGCTGCTCGCCAATGCCTGGGCGCTCACCGGTCTCCAGGGCGACCACGACACACGAGCGGGCATCAATGTTAGCCTGGTGGTCTCCAGTGCGCACCAGGTCGGCAACAACGGATCGTTCCCTGAGACCTCCAATCCGATGCCATCGGCGCCGTATGGGGTATTCGTCGACGTCACCGGATCGCAGCCCGCGCAGCGCGCGGAGATTTTCTCGTCTGCGCCGTCTCTCGGGCCGCTGCCGACCATCAATCGCGTCTTGGCTGACCCTGCGCAGGTGATGCTGCTGCACATCGCCGGCACCACGTTCGACCCGAGCTATCTCAACGCGCGCGTCACCATGACGGGGATGACCCGATCCGAGGACAACAACACCAGCTACCAGATCCTGTCATTGGCAACCTGGGTCGACACGCACACGGTCGTGCTCTCGCCGATCGACGGTAAGACCGGCCAGACGCTGTACAACTTCGCGGGCACCGAGACGATCGTCATCACCAAAGACGCGACCGCCGGCTCGCCCGCCTATCAGCCGTGCTGGTACCTCATGCCGCTCTCGCTGAACCAGGCGGTAGCCGGGCGCTGGGAGTGGTCGATCGCCTATGCTGACTGGCGCTTCGACGGCGCAACGGTCGCGGGCGGCACCTTCGAGCGCAACGGCTACCCGTGCGCACTCTCGTCGGTCGTCGCAGGGCCGACCGGCAAGCAGCTGGCGCTTCCCTACCGCGCGCAGAGCTTCACGGCGGGGCAGACGGTGGCCAACAACACCGGCGGCGTCATCGGCGTGCAGAGCACGCAGGAGAGCACCGTAGGCCTCAAGCTGTTCGCGCTGGCGACGGCCACGGGGCAGGCGTCGGTCAACTCGGGGGAGATGTTCGTACCGGGCCCAATGGCATCGGCGTTCAGCGCGAGCGGCTTCACCGAGCACGGGATCAACCTCGGGCCCGAAAAGCCGTTCTTTGTCTCGCAGGGGGTCTCCGCCAATGCGCTGGCGCTCACCGTCAAGGCCACGTACTTCTACGTTGTCGTCTTTGAGTGCGTGAGCGAGTCGGGCGATCGAATCTGGTCGGTGACGTCGCCAGTGCTCCCGGTGACCCTGACCGGCTCCAACAACAAGATCACCATCGGCGGGCGCATGCCGGGCCCAACGTTGCGCGTCGTCGGCGTGGCCATCTATCGCACCGCGAACACTGGCAACCCGCCAACGTCGACGGTCCAGCACTACAAGATCACGAACGACCTACTGGTCAACGGCCCCGGCTTCGGGTTCTCCATCGTCAACGGCGGCGGCATCGTGGACACTTGGCAATTCGTCGATGAAATACCCGACACGAACATCCTCAGCGCGCAGACGCTCTACACCGACCAGGGCCTCCTCCAGCGCTTCCCTGCGCCCGCGCATCGGCAGAGCATCGGGAGCTGGCAGAACCGCAGTTGGTTCGTTGGCTACGACGGCGCGGTCTGGATGTCTGGCGAAAAGGACGAAGGCGACGACGTCTGGTGTCACCCGGTGTTTCGCTACGTGCTGCCCACCGACGACAAGCCCATCGCGCTCGCCAGCATGGACAACTACATGTTGGTCTTCTGCTCGCGGTCGATCTGGTTCATTCCCGCCGTGCAGTTTCCCGACGCCACCGGCGCGAACGGGACGCTCCCGACGCCGCTGCCCCTCCCCTTTCGCAACGGCTGCACTGGCTTCGCGCAGACCGTGAAAGCGGGTGTGGCCTACTCGTCGACGGTGGGCGGCGTGTGGCTCATCAACCGCTCGCTGATGAACCTGTACTTGTCGCAGCCGCTGCAGGACGCCTTGAAGCTGGGCATCACCGGCATGACGATCGACGGCTCGCAGCGCATGGTGGTGACCACCGGATCGAGTCACGTCTATGTCTTCGACGAAATCTCGCAGGGGTGGCTCGATTGGGTCCCCGGCGGCGCGGTCTCGCAGCTGGTGACGACATGGCAGGGGAATGCGACCTACGAAGACGCGGCTCGCGTGCGCGCCCAAGTGCCAGGGTCGGTGAACGACGTCACGGATGGCGTCGCGACGGGCATCGCGCCCGCGGTGGAACTCGCGCTGGTGTCGCTTGGCACCGTGAAGGGGCAGAAGACCGTTTGGGCGATCAACATCACCGGGCAAGTCATCGGCCCGTGCCAGATCTGGGCGACGCTCGGTTACCCCGACGACGCACCCGGCACCGTCACGACCTATGGCCCATTCCAACTCGCGGCCGGCGTGCTGAACATCGAGATCAACCCGGCGATCGAAGAAGCGACGTCGTTCGACCTGACCATCTTCGGTACGTTCAGCGGCGGTACGCCCACCGGCTCTTTCACAATCGAGCTG